CAGACGACGCAACAGGATGGGATAAGTTTAGCATCTAAAAACGCTTGACTCGACAAAAAAAATCACTATAATTTAGGAAAGTTGGAGCAGAAAGCACGGTGCAGACCGCTCCAACAACAACAAAACAAAGAACAGAACATGACTCACGAAAACTACAATAAGGCCGTTGAAGCGGCCATCAAGCATCGCGACAGCGAATACGTTGTCGCCTATGACATCGCTCAAATCAACGCCGCCATCAACTGCGCCGACGACGAACATCTCGCAGGCTTGAATGCATACGCAGAATGGCTATCCGACAACGCAGAACTCGTCAAAATCCTGTTGATTGAAGACAAGGATTTGCCTTATATTGATTGGAACCAGTGGCACACCCTCCGCGCCGCCGCCAATGATGACCTGCTCGAAGGAGATGACCTTGATAAGTACGAGTGGCTCAACGAAGCCATCGCAGCGCAGGACGAAGAAAAGGAAGAACTCGAAGACCTCATCGAAGTTGCCAACAGTCTTGACATTGATACGGATGAAATCATCGACTGATGGCCTATAAATCGGGCTTCGAGCGTAGTATCGACGCTGACTTGCGGGCCCGAAAGGTGGCCTTCACGTACGAAGAGCTAGAGTTCCCCTACGTCCTCAACGGCACGTACCACCCTGACTTCTTTTTGAAGAAGACTGGTATTGTCGTCGAGGCGAAGGGGGTCCTCGACCGCGATAGTAAACGAAAGATGATCGCAATTCGTAAGCAGTATCCAGACCTAGACATTCGAATACTGTTCATGAATGCGAGCACGAAAGTCCCTGGTACCAAGCAGACCCACGGACAGTGGGCTGACCGTAATGGTTACAAATGGGCCGAGGGAAAAATTCCGGAGGACTGGGTTAAATGAGTAAAATCCTTGTAATTGACATTGAGTGGTCTCCCGCCACTGCCTATGTGTGGAAAATGTGGGACGAGAACATCAGTCCCGCGCAACTGATCGACGCTGGTGGTCTTCTGTGTTTCTGTGCCCATTGGATTGGCACAAAAGACTACATCTTTATGTCTGAGTGGGGCGACGGCAAGAAAGCCATGGCCGTGACTCTTCGTGCTCTCCTTGACGAAGCCGACGGTGTTGTAACGTACAATGGCAACCGCTACGATCTCCCCAAGATTCGCGGTCACCTAATGCTTGAAGGCGAAAAACCCTTTGCCCCGCCTACGTCTATCGACTTGATCAAGACTGTAAAGTCCCTTGGTTTTGTTATGAATCGTCTAGCGTACATCGCACCCCTGTTGGGCGTGGGTACGAAGATGAAACATGCTGGATTCCAGCTTTGGCGCTCAGTCCTTGAGGGCGACCCCAAGGCGCAAGACAAGATGATGCGATATTGCATTCAAGATGTGAAAGTTACGGCTCGTCTGTATCAGCGCGTCCTTCCGTTTATCCTTAATCACCCGCATCTGGGCGACAACAAGGGTAAGTGCGGGGCTTGTGGTTCAAAGCACGTTCAGCATCGCGGTTATCGTCGGACGAAATTCTTTAAGGTTCAGCGACTTCAATGCCAGGACTGCGGTTCTTGGTCAACGGGAATGAGGGCTAAAGTGTGATGAGCGACCCCATCACCGAAGCCCTTGAGGACCTTTTGCCCGATCACTGGTATCCAGATGTGTTCGAAAAACAACTAGCAGAGTACGGTCTGATGATCGTCCCCATTGATGACCCAACAAGTCTAAGGTACGGAGTAACGATCGATGACCTTGCCGACTGACCCCGCTGCTCGCAAAACTGTGCCAATTGCCACGGGGTTCATCGACTATTTCCCCGAAGCCATTGCCGCCATTGCTGCGCTTAGTCAGATTGGTAACGATCAGCACAATCCCGGTAAACCGCTCTTTTGGGATCGATCTAAGTCTGGTGACGAGTCAGACGCTCTAATGCGACATTTCCTTGAACGTGGCACCCTTGACACAGATGGGGTCAGGCATTCGACCAAGGTGGCCTGGCGAGCACTGGCAATGCTTCAGAAAGAGCTTGAAGGTCAGTGACAATTGTTGATCCACCTTCGGGTTGGATGTACGGCTTCCCCGCTCCGCTTGAGGATGACTATGAAAGTCAACTTCGGCGGGCGGGGTATCCCGTCAAAGACATCCCATTTGCATTGACATACAGTAGATACTGGAATGAGGAAAACAGTGACCGGCCTAAAGAAGTTCGGGGACAAAGAGCGGCGCCAACAGCGTCGAACAAATCACATCGCTCGTGACCTACGAACCCCTAAATACGCACCAAGAGTAGTGCAAGCTCGCACAAAAGAGGACGAAGATGAACGAAGATTTCGACGGTATGGAGAATTTGAAGATGGTGGTGGGTAGGTGAGCTGGCGATCCAATGAAAATCCCGCGTTCCGATCTAAGTTCTCCGAAGACATCTTCAACCAAAAGTACCGACACGAAGGAGCCGAAACCTGGGATCAGCTCGCTTCAACGCTGGTCGAAGACGTATGTCAAGACTTTCTCCCCAAAGACGACAAAGATCAGCTAAAGCGCTACATCCGTGAAATGAAGTTCCTGCCCGGCGGGCGGTATCTTTATTACGCTGGCCGTGAAGCACGTTTCTACAATAATTGCTATCTCCTCAAAGCCGAGGAAGATAGTCGAGAAGACTGGGCCAACTTGAGTTGGAAAGCTGAGAGCGCCCTCATGACGGGTGGAGGCATTGGTGTCGATTACAGTATTTATAGACCCGAGGGAAGTCCGCTTGGACGCACCGGGGGAACTGCGTCTGGCCCTATCCCCAAAATCCAAATGCTTAATGAAATTGGCCGAAGAGTTATGCAAGGAGGGAGTCGGCGGTCAGCTATATACGCATCCCTCAATTGGAAGCACGGCGATGTGGGGCAGTTCTTACAGTCTAAGAATTGGGCCGATCAGCCCATCGGTACCACCGGTTTCACCAACTGGGACGTAAAACAACAAGACTTCAACTTTCCCGCCCCCTTGGACATGACAAACATCTCAGTCAACTATGACACTGAGTGGCTTCTCAACTACTGGAAGACGGGCGACACGGGAGACATCTTCAAACAAAATGTCGAACAAGCACTTCGAACAGCAGAGCCCGGATTTTCTTTTAACTTCTTCGAAAAGGAAGATGAGACTCTCCGTAACGCCTGCACAGAAGTCACGAGTGCGGACGACTCGGACGTTTGTAATCTCGGCTCCGTTAACGTTGGACGAATTGATGACATTAACGAATTTCGAGAAATTGTCGAACTCGCAACAAAATTCCTGGTCTGTGGAACTCTACGAGCACAACTCCCTTATAAGAAAGTTTACGCTGTCCGGGAAAAGAATAGACGTCTTGGACTTGGCCTTATGGGCCTTCATGAATGGCTGATCAAACGTGGACATAAATACGAGGTATCTCCGGAACTACATCGATGGCTTGCGATATACCGGAGCCAATCTGATGCGAGTAGCCGAGATTTTGCAGACAAACTTGGACTCTCAAGGCCGGTCGCCAATAGAGCCATCGCGCCTACGGGCACTATCGGAATCCTTGCAGGCACAACTACCGGCATTGAGCCGCTCTTTGCCGTTGCTTATAAAAGACGTTACCTCAAAGGGACACGTTGGCACTATCAGACCGTCATCGACGGAAGCGCGCAGGAGCTAATCAACCTTTATGGTGTTGACCCAGAAAGCATTGAGTCGGCTGTCGACTTGGCGGACCGATACGAGGAACGAATTAAGTTCCAGGCTGATGTACAGGACTACGTTGACATGTCGATCTCGTCTACTATTAATCTTCCTAGTTGGGGCTCTAAACATAACAACCCTGACACTGTGGAACAATTTGCAGAGACGCTTGCTCGCTACGCCCATCGTCTGCGTGGGTTCACCTGCTACCCGGACGGGGCGCGGGGTGGACAACCACTGACTTCGATACCTTATAAAGAAGCTCTTGAAACACTCGGAACAGAATTTGAAGAGCACGTAGAGACACACGATATTTGCGACATTAGTGGAAAAGGAGGAAGTTGTGGAGTATAAAGAAGCTTGGTGTGAATAACATAACAAAATCCCCTAGGATCGCTCCTAGGGGATTTTCTTTTAGAGCCATCGCCCTTTTGGTTTGGTGGGCGTAGGGGCCCCCACAATGGGCGTTGATCGCGCCAGAGGTGGTAGCACTTTACCACCCAAAGACGTAGCCACACCACGCATTTTCTCAACGGTACGCATCGTACCAATTCCAAGCAGAGCCAAGATGATCGGATAAATCTCCGACGCTTGAAGAGCCGGTAATTCGGTCAGCTTGAAGAACGCCTTGAGCAGTGGACTGAGAATCCACGTGTACGCCAGCGCTGAACCCCCCACCCAACCAATAAACGGTCGCCAACCTGAGACAAACAGATTGGACGAGCCAGCCTCAATCTTGTTGATTTCAATCTGACCCTGAAGGAGTTCATTCTCTCGCTCGTCAGCTTTGTCAGCAAGCTCAGCCATTTTGACTTCGATTTCCATTCGCTTGTCAGGATCAGGAATAATTTCCCTGACAGTCGTTCCAACTTCGCGAATGAGATCGCCAATGAATGGGATCGTCATCTTAAC